ATTCATTGAGCCATCTCCCAGAAAAGACGTTTAGCTCTTCTTGCTGCAATAATTTCAACTTCCCTAGTAGATAGGGAAGGAAATCTTTCTGAAACAGATTGAATCTGTTCATCGAATAGAGATTCTAGGATCTCAGTATTAATTGAATTACTCATAAATTTTTACCAAGATGATTGATAGTAAAAGTTATCGAAATTTTTACCTGCTTCTGCATTTTCTTCATACTCAAATAACTTATCAAGAGTATCTTTGGTACGTTTCAAGTCTTGATAGTACCAATCGTCATATTCTTCTGTACCGAAGAAGCAACCGTCATTATCAGTAGGTAATAATTCTATTGCTTTTGTTCTTTTTGCAACTGGAGTTTTGATTTCAAGAATGGTATTAATACGATCTAATAGCATTTTTAAATCTCCTGTAGATACATAATGACGTTGGCAGTTGTCATTACCTTCTTGGCAGTTATCAACAAAGAACTTATGTATAGCATTAGCTTTTCTCCAAGTAATAATCGGAAAAGTATAAGTTAGATGGTTGTATTGATGTTCTATTGGAGCGTCTTGTAACCCAACAGCGTTAAGAGCATCTTCCAATTCTGGAGATCTTTTAACTTGAACTTCTTTACCTTCTCTCATTTCAACATACTGCTCATCAGTAGGTTGTATATATGCTCTTGTACTGAAAGAGGCTTCTAGGTACATATCAAGACCCATTAGTTTTTACCTCTTGTAATAAATGATGTAATTTGTTGAACTGAAAAGAATAAATCTTTGATTCCATCTTTCATAGCTATCATCCCTTCTTTCATGGACTTATTAACTGTTTGTTGGTTCGTTGCAAAGCTAAGACTAGCTTCGGATAGCATTTTCATAGAAGTTTCAAGTTTTGAAAGAGTTTTTTGTTGCTCTTGTAAAACTTCTAAGATTTTTTTCATATCTCTATCCATTAGAAAGAATCCTCCATAGATAATTTGACTTGACCAACTGTATTTCCGTTAATGTCTCTGAGCTTTGTTTCAAGTTCCCATGAGGTATCTGGATCGACTACAGTTTCGATAGCGTTTGCATAGCTTTTTAAAATGCGAGCAATCTCTGATCCCAAATTGGAATCAGAAAAAGCGGCATTATCTGTATTTATTTTGATGTTTAAATTAGTCATTACTTTTTACCTCCTTGTAAAGAAATTCCTGTAATAGCTGCTCTTAACCATTGGTACGCTTCACGTTTGGTAAGTCCTCTTGCAAGGTCAGTAACTCCTCCACCTTCATTTACTGTTTGCATAATACAGGTGTATCCATATTCACCTCTGGTATGAATATTCCCAATATTGGCTTTTTTATCAGTCCAATATTCTGTAGGGTTGTTTGTTAATTTGTTGAGTATTTCAACTTGAAATTCAACATCTTTGTTTGAAATGCGGTTCATAGTTTGGGTAAGTGAACTTAGTATTAATAATAGTATATATATGGCGCTATCGTCAATACATTATGATATATTAATAATATTATATATGTCTTATCATGAGTCTAATTAAGTCTTACCTTCTCTCTATTCAAGAAATGGGTTACGATCCATACAACTTGAAAAATTTATCCTCTGAAGAATGGGATAAACTGATAACCAGAGCTTTGAAATCTGATAGAAAATTATATGAACTCTTAATCTTAACAAGATGTAAATTCAGAAAAGAGCCTAATTAAAGGCTTTATAAATACTTGCTCATATCAGGTAAATCTTTAATAGTAAAATACCCGTACTCCTTAGAAAGCCTTGAAACTGTGTCTTTTGGTTCGTAATCGTCATTCTGAAACTCTACAGCTTCAAATCCTCGATCTTCTACAAAATCCACTAATGATTTTTGATCCTTAGTGCTTGCGATATGTCCGCAAGCTCCGAAAGGATCAGCAATTAATAAAACATTTAAAGCCATAATTTTTTAATAATTAGTTTTTTTTAAAAAGAAAAGGAGCTTAAAGCTCCTCTATCTTGACTAGTGTGTATTCTTCTTGTTCGATCGCTTCTCGTTCTTCTTCTGAAATAGAATAAGGAGAATGTTCGATTTGAAATTGTACACGCCTTTCAACTTCTTCTGTAATATAGTCTTGCAATTCATCCCAAAAATCAAAAGTTTTAACTTCTGGCTTTGAGTCTAAATAACAAACTGCATGAGTTAATCTATACATAATAATTTTTTTATAAAAAGAAAAGGGTAAATTTATTCCCCATATGCTGATTCATGCCAAATTTTAAGCGTTTCTTGAACGTCTAAAGGACAATCAGTCCAGGTATTATTTCGGATCACCCAACCAAATTCTAGAATGGTTGGGATGATTTCTTTATTTTCTATGTAGTGCTTAATCATTTTTTAGCTCCATAATTTTTTCATTGATTTCTTCAATGTTTATCTTTGGATCGTTCCAAGATATGCCGTCTCCCGTTGTATTTGCCCAATCCCAATTAGCATCAAGATTGTTGAATACACCGCTTTGAAGTTTTTTAATAAAATCATCAAAGTTTTTAACGCTTTGCATCATCATGATTGAATAATAAAAATATTCATTATCCAACCACAATGCCGCGTTCCAAGTTTCGTAATTTGTCCAACCGTTGTAAGTTGTTTCAGTCATTGAGAATCTCCGAATAAGTTTGTAATCTTTCATTTTGAATCTCCGAAAATGTAGAGAATAATAAACTCCCTACATAAATTGGAAATGACATTGAAAATAAAACTACGATAAGTTTTAATTTATTCATTGTTTGTTAGTTCCTTAAATTCTGGATCGTAAATAATTTTTCTTTCTGGTTTTGGGAAAAGATCAAATGTCTTTCCCCAATCGCAACCAGCGAAAAAGATTTCATATTCTTCTTCAGACATTAGAAAAATATTCTCCTAACGATACGCTGAAAAAGATTTGGTTTCCTTATCTTCAAATATTGTCCTTTGGGTAACGTGTAAACGTTTCCTTTTGGTTCATCAATTCTAAGACTTGAAAACAGAGGTAAGCTAGGCTCGCTAAGAACTTGTACTTTATGAATGTAATTGGGACGAACTTTTGTTAGTAGCTCGCAATATTCCAAAGCGTCTTTCTGATGCTTACGAATGTTTTTTTCGCTTGCATCTTCCCAACCGTTCAAAGCTCCTCGATAGGTCATAACTGCGTAGGTCATGTAATTCTTTGGGTAAGTGAATAAGGATAATTGATAATAGATAACAATTACCTGTAGAGCTGTAGTAGGGCTTCGAGTACTTCTTGAGAGAGGGAAAAGAACCCAACAGTTAGTTAAGGGTTGTTTTACTCCTCTAGTTCGCATGAGTGCTACAACTCTAGAGGTAAGTGATTATCAAGCTATGAAATAATTTTTAGATTCTCCCGTAGCCTCAGTTCCTACCAAGCCAAGAAACTTATGAGAGAGTTTCAGAGATCACAAATGGTAGGAGCGAACAAGTCGCAAGTGACAACCCAATAGGGAAAAAATAAATTATTTGTTTTTCAAGTTTCGAGATAGAATCTCTCCCACCTCATGTATTAATTATAACATCACTATAACAGCATAGCAAGGTAATATGTGACATATCAATAGATCAATTATGACATCATAATAGATCAAATGTTACATATCATATGATAGGGGGTAGTGTATCAAATGTTACTAACTATATAGCCATGTCGGGTACCTTAAATATATATCCCAAATCTTTGTTACTAATAAGTATGTACTACTGCTGTTCTACTTTTATTGACAGTTGAGGTGCTTGAATATTGACTGTCTCTACAGACTCACCAATAACTTTGCCTAAAGAATCTAGAATTTGTGCTGCTGTTTGTAATTGACCTTTTGAAACTGCTTTATTAAATAATCTCACTCTCATCGCTTGAAGTCTTGGAAGCATATTATCTCTATCTTTTTCCCAATCTTCGTTATTCCATTTTTTAACTCTGTTCCAATCGTTCCAAGCTGAAGTCTCTCCAATGCCTTCAATCTTTGCATGCTCTAGAACTAGCTGTCTGGTTGTCTTACCATCTAACTGTCTTGAATATAAACGCTGACTTCTAGCCTGGATATGCTCTTGAGTATTAGGAGCAAACTTAGCTCTTCTCTTCTGCTTTACTTGTTGTTCTTTAAAATCTTCTGGAACGAAACCAGATAAAATAGATTCAGCCACGGACTCAATCAGATAGGTTAATAACTGAATGATAACCTAGAAATTGCAATTTAGGCTATAACTAGGGGGTATTAGTTGAAAAAATTTGTTATTTTTTAGTGTATGGAGTTAAAAACGAGCAATTATTCACAAATTAATTCAATTAAATCGCTTTATAACCTTTCAAATGAATTAACGAACACGCATATGGGGACAAAAACCGAGCCAATAACACTAAGGCATGCACAGGGGCAGGTGTTTAATTCAGAAAAAAGATTTAGAGTCTTAGTAGCAGGGCGAAGGTTTGGGAAATCATATTTAGCTTGTATCGAGTTACTTCGTGGAGCGATTAATAGACCTGGAGAGGTTTATTTCTATTGTGCACCGACATATCGAATGGCAAAAGACATTGCATGGAAGGAATTAAAGAAATTAGTGCCGAAGGTGTGGGTCAAGGCTAAAAATGAGACTGATTTGAGATTAGATCTGATTAATGGATCAAGCATTGAGTTGAAGGGAACAGAAAATGCGATGGCATTGAGGGGTAGAAGTTTAGCAGGGGTTGTTTTGGATGAAGCTGCATTTATGGATAAAGACGTATGGGCAGAAGTTATAAGACCAGCTTTAGCGGATAAACAGGGATGGGCATTATTTATTAGTACACCAGATGGAACTGCTAGTTGGTTTTATGATATGTGGTGTTTTTGCGGAGAAACTGAGAGGGATGATTGGACTCGATGGAGTTTTACTACTATTCAAGGGGGAAATGTAAAGGCTGAAGAGGTAGAAGCAGCTAGGGGTCAATTAGATGAGCGAACATTTAGACAGGAATTTGAAGCTAGTTTTGAAAATCTTACTGGTTTAGTCGCTGTTAGTTTTAGCGATAACAATATTGATAAGGAAGTACAAGATCTACATATGCTGCCTTTGTTAATTGGACTAGACTTTAACGTAGATCCGATGGCAGGAGTTTGTGCGGTAAAACATAATGATTGTCTTTATGTTTTTGATGAGATCATGTTGACGGGAGGGGCAACAACTTGGGATTTTGCGGAGGAGGTTACGAGAAGATACGGAGTGGATCGAAGAGTAATTGCGTGTCCTGACCCTACGGGTAATGCAAGAAAGACAAGTGGGGTAGGTGTTACAGATCATACGATCTTAAGAAGGAATGGTTTTACAGTAATGGCACCAAAATCTGCCTGGAAGATCAGAGATAAGATAACTGCTGTCAATACTGCTTTGTTAGATGCTGATGGAAATCAGCGAACATTTATCCATCCTCGATGTAAAGAATTGATAAAAGCGTTAAGAACTCTGACATACGCTCCAAATACAGGGATGCCTAATAAACACCTGGGGGTTGATCATGCGTTTGATGCTTTTGGTTATTTATGTTTGCAGCAATTTAATTTAGCGAAACCAGAGACATTAGGACAGACTTCGTTTAGAATTTACTAAGATACTTCTTTCTTATGGCTTATGGTTATGGTGGGTCAATGAAATCCACAACAAAAAAGAAAAAAAAGAAGAAAGGAGGTAAAAAACGTGGCGAATGTACCTGTAAATAAAGCTTTATACTCTAGAGTAAAATCAGAAGCAAAACGTAAGTTTGCTGTTTATCCTTCTGCCTACGCTAATGCTTGGTTAGTCCGAGAGTATAAAAAGCGTGGTGGAACTTACCGAGTGGAGAAAAAACGTGCCACAAAAAAGAAAAAGTAGTACAAGTCCTAGAGCTAAAGGTGGTTTGACACGTTGGTTTAAGGAAAATTGGGTTGATGTTAAAACTGGCAAACCTTGTGGTCGTACAAAAGGAGAAAAAAGAGGATACCCAGCGTGTAGACCAAGTAAACGTGTCTCAAGTAAGACACCTAAGACAGTAGGAGAGATGACAGCTAGTGAAAAAGCAAGATTTAAACGTGAAAAAACCAGCAGCAAGAAGATAGAATATCAACATAAGCGTAAAACTAGAACAAAACGTAAGAAAAAATGAGATTAACACCAAAACAACGTAAACAATTAGAGGAACATTCGGTGCACCATACCGATAGGCACTTGAATTATATGAAACGCAAAATGCGTGATGGATTTAGCTTCAAGAAAGCTCACGAAATGGCAATGAACAGGGTGGGTAAATGACAAAAGATTCAAGGTTAAAGAGATTCGGACTGTCTGGATTTAATAAACCCAAGAGAACTCCTAACCATCCCACGAAATCTCATGTTGTATTAGCAAAAGAAGGCGATAAAATAAAATTAATACGCTATGGTCAACAGGGTGTATCTGGTGCAGGGAAAAATCCCCAAACCGAAAAAGAAAAAGCAAGACGTAAGTCTTTTAAAGCTCGTCATGCTAAAAATATAGCAAAAGGCAAAATGTCGGCAGCTTTTTGGGCTAACAAAACTAAGTGGTAACTCATGACCTACGCACTCCCAGGATTATTAAAAACAAGTATTACTGCTTCATCTTCTGTAGGAAGTGTTGATAGTCCATTCGTTCGTACCAGAGCCGTATTGGATATGGTAAAGGGTTGGGAAATAATGAAAGCTGTAAGTGAAGGAACAGAATATCTAAGAGAAAATTCTGAAGCATTCTTACCATTAGAACCAAGAGAAGATTACGATGCTTATCTCGCAAGAGTAAACAGATCAGTATTCAGTCCTTTCACTCAAAGATTAATAAGAGCAGCTACAGGTTTAGTTCTAAGAAAACCAATAACATTAACGGGCGATCCATACTGGACAGAAATGTTCAAGATGGATGTTGATGGTTGTAAATCAGACTTAGATGAATACGCAAGAAGATTATTGATGTGTTCTCTTACTTATGGTCAAAGTCATATACTTGTAGATTATCCTGCACCTTCTGGTGCAATGAGTTTAGCTGAAGAACGTCAACAGAATCGTAGACCATATTGGATCGAAATAGATCCTACAAATATCTATGGTTGGAGATTAGACAGAGAATCTAATTATGGAAATTTAACTCAGGTAAGAATAGCTGAAAGGGCAGTATTACCCGATGGTGCTTTTGGTGAAAAGATTTATGAGCAGATGAGAGTTATAGAACCTGGTCGTTATCGTGTTTTTAGAAAGAAAGGAACAATAGAAGATATGTATGAAGAAGATAGTGGTGCTTATGCTGGAAATATGAATAGTCCTGCTGGAGAAACGGATTTTAAATTAGCAGAATCAGGAGAATTTTCTCTTGGTGAGATACCATTAGTTACTGTTTATTCTGGAAAAGTTGAAAATTTAGTAAGTAAACCACCTTTATTAGACATTGCATATTTAAATCTTGCACATTTCCAAAGACAAGCTGATTTAATTCATAGTTTGCACGTTGCATCACAACCGATGTTGGTAATGGAAGGATATGATGATCAGACTAAAGATTTAGCTATCTCTGTTAATTATGCAATGGCAACTCAGCCAGGAAATAAAGTTTACTATGTCGAACCAGCTTCTAGTGCATTTGAAGCACAATCCGCTGAAATAAAAGAATTACAAATGCAAATGGCTACTCTTGGTATTAGTACATTAAGTCAACAAAAGTTTGTAGCTGAATCTGCTGACGCTCGAAGATTAGATCGTGTTGACACAAACTCTATGCTTGCAATGGTATCTATGGAATTAGAACAAAAACTACAAAAAGCATTTAATTTATCTGCTGAATATGTAGGAATAGAACCTCCAGAAGTAAAGATTAGTAGAGACTTTGATATTGAAAGGTTAATTGGACAGGATATTACAGCATTAACATCATTATTTGATCAGCAAGTGATAGATAGAGAAGAATTTAGAGATATTTTGGTACAGGGAGAAGTGTTACCAACAGCGAATGAAGTCAAACCTGAATAGTTTGTTAGAATAACAGTTAAGTACATATAAATTATGGGCAAACATCTAGATTATGTTCAGCAATCTGACGGAACATACAAATGGGAACTAGCAGAAATTCCTGCTGTTAAGTCTACTCCAGTAGAATCAAAAACAGAAACTAAAAAAGTTTCTAAAAAGAAAACCTCAAACATTTTATCCGACTAATTTATGGCAATCGAAGAAAAAGTAGTTCAGTCCGAGTCTGTGACTCCTTCTGATCAGTCCGTGACTGAAACTCCTTCACAAGAAACACAGCCACAAGCACCAAATCTTGATTCTGTAAAACAACAGTATGAAGAACAATTATCAGCACTTAAAAAACAAATAGCTGAAGGTGATGAAAAATTTAAAGGTATCAAAAGTAAATTAGATGATGTTTATAAACAAAAAGAAGAAAAACGTACCAAAGAATTAGAAGAGCAAGGACAATGGAAAACTCTTTGGGAAGAAGCTAATAAAACAGCACAGGATAAAGATCAACAGATTAATTCTTTATCTCAACAGCTAGAAGAAATGAAAACTTCTAACGAAGTAGCTTCTACAAAAACCACAGCATTAGCAGCCATCAGTAATCTCGGAGCGATAAATGCAGAACAAACTTTGTCTTTATTGCAAGGCAAACTACAAAAGAACGCTGAAGGAAAAGTTGTGGTACTAAATGGTGGTGTTGAACAAGATTTAGGTACTTATCTTACGAGTCTCAAAAATCCTGGTAGTGGATGGGAACACCACTTCAAACCAAGCAGTGCTGCTGGTATGGGTGCAAAGCCTAGTCCTGTCGCAAATGTGTCAGGTGGAACAGATAATCCTTGGAAGAGTGGTAATTTGACGCAACAGCTTATAATGGAGAATGAGAACCCCGACCTCGCAGCTGTGCTGAAGAGGGAGGCTCAATAAAAATAGTTAGTTTCCGTGAAACTAATGCCCTTATCTGTGATTAGGGTATCGCAAACATAAAAAAGGTAAATCTGAATGGCTGCTCCGTTTCAGAATTACTCTGGCGGTGTCCTATTAGCGGATGTCGTTAAGAGAAATAATTTTAGTACTTACGTTTCCGAAGCTATCAAAGAACGTAGTGCTTTTATCAAGTCTGGTGCTGTTACTCGTAATGGACTACTTGATGCAACAGAAGGTGGAACAAGAATCCAAGTTCCAGAATTTAACCCAATCGCTCCAACAGAAGAAATTCTTACTGGTGCTGCAAACTGGGGAACATCTACTGCTGGTTACTTAACACCACAGAAGATTGGTACAGGTACACAGGTTGCAACTATCTGCCACAGAGCATTTGCTTATGCTGTAGATGATGTTGCTATCTTGGCTGCTGGTGAAGATCCAATGGGTCACATCAGAAACCAACTTGCAGATGCAATCAACAAATTAAACAACGCTAGATTGTTCTCACATTTAGCTGGTTTATTTGGAACTGCATTAGCAGCTAACAAGTTAGACGTAGCAAAAGCTGGTGCTAGTGCTACTGAAGTTAACTTCTTAACAGCTTCTACAGTTGCAAGAGCAAGAAACCTACTTGGAGAAAGAGGAGAGGATCTTGATCTTCTAATCGTTCATCCATCTGTTGCTTACTACCTCTATCAGGTTGGTATGTTGACATTCTCTACTTCTGCATTATCAACAGGCACAAACCTCACCTGGGGTGGTGGTGGTGTTGGTATCAGCGATAGAGCAGTTGGTGAATTTGCTGGATGTACAGTTGTTGTTGACTCTGCTGTTAACACAGTTGCACCATCTAGTTCAAGTGGTCATCAAGTTGAGTTCTTCTGCTACCTAACATCTTCAGGAACAATCCTTGAAGGTAATCAGCAAGCACTAAGAATCGAAGCTGAAAGAAACATTCTTTCTAAGCAAGATGTAATGTCAGTTGACTACCACAGTGCTTATCACGTTATGGGTACCAAGTGGAATGTTGCTGATGACAACCCTACTAATGCGAACTTAGCAACAGCTAACAAGTGGGCATTAACATATGATGCTGACTTAATTCCATTGGTTCAGTTAACAGTTAACACACCTCTTGATACTTCAACTTATTAATCGTATTATTAAGTTGCAAAGCAAAGCTACTAAAACCTCATCAATTATTGGTGGGGTTTTTTCTTTACGCTACAATGAAACTAAATTACTTTATAGATCGTGGCAGCTACTATAGACGCAACATTATCTGGAGCTAATGCTAATAGTTATGTCACATTAGCTGAAGCAAACGCATACTTTGAAACTGTCCCAAGTTCTACTCAATGGGATAATAAACAAGATGACAAAAAGAATAGAGCATTAATAGCAGCAACTAGATGGATTGACAGCTTTGTATTTTTTGGAGATAGATGTGATCATGGACAGGCTTTAAAGTTTCCAAGAAATAATTATCAGGTAGATGATGTAGAACTAGCTTGTACTGCAATCCCAAATAATATTAAATATGCACAATATGAATTAGCCAGAGCATTAGCAAATGATACCGATGCAATGACAGGAAATGTAGGAACAAGTGGAAATATTTCAGAAGCAAAGTTAGGTGATTTGGAAGTTAAATATAATGTTGCTAGTCAGGGAACTGGTTCTGTTAATAATATTATGGATGTTTACCCGTGGCTTCAAAGTTATCTTGGAGCGTATATGATTGGTGGAGCAGGAACTTTCCAGATGAGAGCCGTTCGAGGATAATATGTCATTAATTGATAGTACTTTTCAAAGTTTACCTAAGCAATTATTAGATAGTTTTGGTATTGATGTGACCTATGTTAAGACTGCTACATCTCAGACATATAATACGACTACAGGAGAAGTAAGTGGATCTGACACTAATATTGAGATGAAAGCGATTATAAGTAATGTTTCTGGATCAGTTTATGAAGGTACGAGCCAAACAAATGATTTAAAAGTAATTTTTGGTAATGATGAATTAGGAACATATTATCCAAAAGTTAAAGATAGGATTCAATATGCAGAAGATGGAGTAAATAAAGTTGCAAGAATTATTAGTATTAATACATCGAGGGGAGATAATCCTATACTTCATACAGTTATTGCGAGGCCACAATAAATGGCAAAACCTAAAAATGATATTCCAGATTTAAAAAAAGAAGTTAGTAGATGGACAGCAACAGTAGTAAATAAAGGTGTTTTACCTGGAGTTGAAGATGTTGTAAGACAATTACAGTTTAAAGGGCCATCCTGGACAGGTTTATATTCAAATTCGTGGCAAATACAAGTAGGAAATGAAAAATCAACAGGAACTCGTAGACAAGGAGAACCTAAACCAGTTAAAGCACCGAAAATGAATGTTCGATCTATTCGAGAGGGAAGAATAGCTAAAGATGAAATAAGAATACAAATAAGAAATTTAGCAAGAAGTAGAAAATATGCTCAAGATGAGAAATTAGGTAGATTTAGAAGAGGATTTGCTGGTAGGAAAGAAATAGGAAATGAGCCTAAAACAAATTTAGGTAAAAGTGCAGGAAAGTTTCAACAAGCGACTTCAGGAAGAAAGGGTCTTACAAAAAGATGGGATATTGGAGGAGGCAATCCACAATACTTTTCTAGCCAAACTGCTCCAAAGGATTGGTTTAAAACCTTTACAAAAGCAGGAGTTTTAGATCAGATAGTAAAACTTGAACTTGGTAAAGGTGTTAAAAAAGGTAAAAGGAGGTTTTTAAAATGAATTATCAAGGAATTAGAGCGGAATTTGAAACACCAATCAAAACAGCTTACGCAGCATTATCTCCTGCCGTGCCAGTATTTTTTGATAACTTTGGGGATGTTGTATCAGATGCAGATAGTGAATTTGTTTATGTAAATATTCAATTTGGAGTAACAACTGAAATAGGTTTAACTGGTTCTTTAGATAACGTAAGAGGAATTGTTACAGTAAGAGCATTTGCAGAAAAAGATAAAGGGCCAGCTAGAAGTCAAACTTTGATTAATACTGCATTTACCAGTATCGAGACAATAAACAATACAGGGCAACCTACAAGCGGTATTCATGTAAGAACTGGAGAAGTTACTGGGCCTAGTTTTGAAGATGATAGACCTTTCTTTGTATCAACAATCGAAACAAATTTTCAAGCTACAGTAATTTCTTGAATCTTTGCTGTAATTCACGCTATCCTATAGACATATCGGGTAGTACCCGTATGTTCAAACCTTAGAATTATTTATCATGGCTACAGTTCTATCGGGTACTTCGGGAGCGTTATATTATTCTCCTGCTGGTACAAGTGTAACAACTCTTGCAGCATCAGCTTTTCCTTCATCAGGAGGAAATATTACTGTAGGATCTCAGTTGGGTTACAAAGTTAACGATACAGTAACACTTGCATATCCATCAGGAGCAACA